CCATGAAATTGTTAAACTTCTTTGCGCTCTCAGACATGTGACGTTTAAAGTTCACACGGTCTTCTGCTAATTGTCTTTTTTCGTCCGCAAACTCAGCAAGTTCAGCGGTGAGAGACTCGGTTACCATTTTGTCAAGAGCTTCAACCATTACTTGTTTGTCATGTGTATAACGTTGTGCGAATTCTTCACGTAGTTCAGCACGAACTTGATCACGGGCTTCAGAAAGACGTGCTTCCCATGCTTCGGCAATCGCGGTACGAGTTGATTCGTTAATAATTCCGTTATCCAACAATGGCTTGATAGCATCTAACATTGGATATTTCTCCTATAATTTTAGTTCTTTGATGAATCCTTTAATGGATTCTTGCAGGTACTTCTGTACTCGTTGATCTTGGCTAGCTTCAGCCGCTAGTCCAAATACTTGTTGCCCACCACGATAATTCATCAGTGATTCGTAAATTACTTTTGGATACGCATGAGGAGCACTAGGTTGCGCCACAATGTCCACAGTAATGATTTCAAAATCACTAACGTGCCCACTGCCTTCGTTAACATTACCAGACCCACGTGAACTCACGCCCAGCTTGACACCCGACGTGATCATGGATTCAACCAGTTTGCCCATTGGAGTTGGTAATATCTTCAATTTGCCTTGTCCCGCATTGCCTTCCATCCACATGTGAGTGATCATATGGCTAACACGGTCTAGGTTAATTTTTAAATCATCGGGATGGTCTACTTCGCCTAGAACCGAGTAGCCGCCTTTGATTTGTTCGTTAATAGAGTTTACAGCTTTTTCTATTTCGTGAACGGGATAAACACGTTGGTTAGCGTTCTTCACGCCTCCCTCGATGAATATCCCTTTCATATAGAGACTCTTGTGACCATTCTCGTCGGCAGACTCAACTACGATGTTTGCCCGATCAAATGTAAGATTCTCTTTTAGGTACAAAGCCATTTTATTGCCCTAATCTATTATTGCTTCTTGCCAGTTGGTGAACTGGCAGAACCTTCAATTGACTTCTTGTTTACAGAAACTGATCCGTCTTTTGCAGAACCCACTTTCTTGCCGGTTTCGCTACCTTGTCCGTCACCGCCATCTTTGTATGCAGGTTCGCTGTGTTTGAAACCGCTCTTGCCTGCGTTTCCGCCTGGTACGTTCTGGAATTTACCTGCGCCGGGCAAGTTGCCTTCGCCTTTGGTATATTCGTTACTGGCTTTTGGTACTGGCTTTCCGTCAGGGTTTTCATTGGTATTACCTTTCTTGGTAATAATGTTTTGACTTGTGCCACCAAAATCTGGACCTTTGTCTAGGCTGGTAGATTTCTTGTTAATGCTGGCCTTGTCTTTAGCACCTGTGTTAGCGCCAACAATGGTTCCCTCTGATTCATCACCGGGTCCACCATAGATTTGACCAATAGTGTCCACGTATTCACGCATGATTTCTGCAGTAGACTTGTTGCTACGGCTTTCCATTTTGCCTGAACCGCTCTTGCCAGATGCGCCCGATTTACCAGATGCGCCCGATTTGCCACTCATGCCAGATCCTGCTTTAGCAGCTTCCATTTTAGCACTTCCGGATTTTCCAGATGCTGCCGAGCCGCTCTTGCCAGATTTAGCACTTCCGGATTTTCCAGATTTAGCTGAACCTTTCTTTAACCACTCGGGTTGCTCGCCTTCCATCATCGATGGCTCTTCTTCGCCACCAAATTCTGCTCCACCTTCGGCGCCATGATCGTCAAAACTTGGCTCTTCGTCGCCCATGCCCATGTCGTCCATGCCTTCTTCGTCGCCGTGGCCTTCAGATCCCATGATCTCGTCAAACTTGCTCAATAGTTCGTCTAGTTTGGCATCAATGTTCATTACTTGGTCTTCAATTTCGTGTTCGGTTTCGTTACCAAACTCTTCTTCGCCGCCCATGTCATGATCTTCGTCGCCAAATTCATCTTCACCGCCAAATTCGTCTTCACCTTCTTCACCGCCCATGTCATGCTCTTCGTCGCCACCGTCCATGTCAAAGTCTTCTTCACCTTCCATGGCTTCTTCATTCTCTAACTCGTCGGTCATGTCATCAACGCCACCACCGTGTACCATTTCGCCCATTTGCTCTTCGTCCATGATAGACTCGTAAATGTCGCGTGATTTTTCTACAACGATGTCGTGAAACAAAGCACGTGCTTTGTCGTCTTCATCATTAATAATGTATTCAATTAGTTTTTCAAACTTGTTCATAAAAAATTCCTTTAATAAATTGGCTTTGTAAAGTTATTTACAAATATGCGTAGATTTCTATGTTAAATGGGGGTTTTTTACAGGATTTTGACAGATAATTATATCAATCCGCCAGCGCCACCTACACCAGCGCCTGCTTCTGGTGGTGGGCTATATTGTTTGGTAATTGATTTTAATTTCTTTTCGTGTTCAAGTTTGCGCACATCGTGGCTTTTTCTTATTTGATTTAGGTGTGCTAGGGTAATACGATTGTTGCGACTTTGATCCATTTTTAACGTGGATTGGTCTTCTTTTTCATCGTAATAGCCTGCAGGGGCTTTGTCAAATAATTCCATTATGTTCATAAAACTATTTACCGTTTTGGGTATTAAAGAGCTGGTGCTGGTGCTGCGCCCGGAGTGCCGCCACCTGGTCCCATTGCAGCTCCGGCCATGTTGGGCCCGGCTTCGGCGCCTTGTGCTCCGGGTTCAGGACCTAGGCCTTCAAGATCGCTCTGTATTCCGCCGGGACTGACTCCAGCACTGCGCATATTGGGGTTATCGACCGGTGCTTCTTCAATATCACCACGTTCTTCAGCCCAGGCTGTTTCGTTTTCACTGATCTCTTGTTCGGTCATGCCCAAGTAGCGTTTCATTAGGAATCGTTTGCTTAGATACGGAATTTGTTCTAGTTGTGTGTAGTTGGTAATACGTGCCGCATCAATATCGGCCTGTCGATATTGTGCAAAGTTTTGTGGCTCGTTAAACACTAGATCAAACAGGCTTCCGTCAATGTTAAAGCCTCTCCAGCGCATAAACAACTTGAACTCTGCGTCCAGTTTGTCAGCAATCATTGACTGCAAACGCACACAGTATTGATTGAATCGCCATTCCTGTATAAGAGCAGTACCAACTCTGCCGTCGGTGTAGGCTTGTGACCCATCCTCGGCTGTGGTAGGGAGATAACTGCTGGGTATACGTAGACCACGGAACAGCTTGTTAGTAAAGAATCGCAAGTCAGTGATTTCGCCTAGATTTTGACCGCCTTGTAGAACCTCAACACTGCTTCCTCTGCTGTCGGGTCCTACTGGGAAGAAGTAATCTTCGTTTTGACTCAAGGGATTGTATGTGGCATCCATCATGTTCTGTCCGGTGCCAGATCCTGTTTGACTAGGGATTCTACGTTGATGTATTTCGTTTTTGATACGTTCCACAAAGGCCATGGCCATGTGCGAGGGCATGTTGCCCACGTCAATTTTGAATATCCTACGTTCAGGTGCACGTTGCACACGATAGATAATGATTGAGTCTTCTAGCAGTTCTTTTTGTTTGAAAACTTTAAAGATGTTTTCTAACACACTGTTGCCAAACGGCCAATACACATCTAGGCCTTCAGTCAAACTGATGTGCAACACATGCTCGGCGTTGATAACTGCTTCGTTTCTGGCATGACTGAATCGGCTGCCGCCCCCAAACGGTGCTTGTGGTTGTACGTATGCACCTGACGGCCCACCAGTTTGCGGATGGTTAACATAGGTATCAGTGGTGCTGACCGCAGTTGCAGTTAAATTTTGAAAGTTGGGATTTAGATCCTTGATAAAGTACTGCTCGGGTTTTTTGCCTTCGCCTTCGTTCACAATCACCTTAGTGATCTTGCTCATTTCGGTCCACATCAATTTGAAGTTTTCGGGATCACGTAAAAATACCTGATCTCCGTACTTGAACACATTGCGAACTATTTTAAATATTCTTTTGTTTAATTCATTTAAGGCAACCCATTGTTGCAGTTGTTCTTTGAGAATTTTAACTTCGTTGTCGGTGGGTTGTTCTTTGAATTTGATGGTAAATGCTGTATGGTTTTCCAAGTTCTTCTGTGTGCAAAACTCAGCCAAGATATCTAAAGCTGCATTCACTTCTGAATCCATGTCCATTTGTTCGTATTGATTGTAGCGCTCAACACGATTGGGCTGCCCGGTATAGACTTCGGGCAACTGACTTTGATAATTTTTGTAGCCGGGATCGGCACTACGACCGCCGCCTAACGGACTGATATTACTTGGTAAATTGCTTGTTTTAAAATACTTTTTCCAGCCGGCCATATAATTTTCTCGTTAATGCAGTATTTATGGCCATTACTAGTTAGCATGCAGTAATTTTTCAAGGTTGGCATTCATTCGATTCATGGCTGTAGTTTGCTTTACCAATTCTTCTTGAGTTGCAGCCGAATGTTCAGCGTAATCTTTAGCAAATTCTACGTGTACATGGTCTCCAGTGGCGCCTTTCTCGCCTTTGTGCTCAAAATTTGCGGTACCTTTGATTCCTTCCTCTTGCATCAATTGATTAATTAGTGCAGCTATAGACTCACCTTTTCCCTGCATTGATGCCGGCAAAACCAAATCTGCTGCTCGTCCTTGCACATGTGGATCCAAAGCAGGATTTTTAACATTTGATT